GAACGCATTCGCTTCAAAAAGATGATGAAGGATGCGAAGAAAGCGTTGGAGAAAGAAACCGACCCCACGAAGCGTAAGGAGCTAGAGAAGAGCATCGCAGCATGGGACCGACAGCAAAACGTTCGTAAAATCAACCTGAATTCTGCATACGGCGCAATTGGTAGCAATTACTTCCGGTTCTTTAACGTCGCACTCGCAGAAGGTGTTACTGTGACGGGGCAGGCGATTATCCGTTGGGTCGCGAAAGACATCAACGATTATTTGAACCGCCAGTTCAAGACGAAGAACAAGGATTACATCATCGCATCAGACACAGATTCCGTTTATATTGCGATGGAAAAGGTGGCGGAAGTGGCTGCCACAGGGCGCACTCTGACGACGGAACAGATGGTGGATGCGCTTGATAAGTTTTGTAATAAGGTTATCCAGCCTATCATTGATAAAACGTTTGATGAAATCGCGGAATACTTCAACGTAGCCGTGCCGTGTCTCAAGATGGTGCGGGATGTCATTGCGGACAAAGCGGTCTGGACAGCGAAAAAACGCTACATCATGAATGTCCATGACAGCGAAGGTGTTCGCTACAAAGTGCCAGAACTGAAGATGATGGGCATCGAAACTGTCAAGTCAAGCACACCGGGAATTTGCCGGAAGATGTTGACCGACGCCTTGAGTTTGTTCATGAAGGGTTCACAGGAAGACCTTTGGGCATTCATTGAAAAGCAGCGCGGTGAATTCAACAAAGCACCGTTTGAAGATGTGGCGTTTCCACGTAGCGTCAATGGATTGTTGAAATGGGCGGGGAAGGACAAGGGTGTGCCGATTCACGTGCGTGGAGCATTAGCTTATAATAATGCACTGAAGCGGTTTGATTTGCGTCAGTATGAGCCAATCCACGAAGGCGAGAAGATTAAGTATGCCTATCTGGTGGAACCGAACAAGTTCCACACGGACGTGATGAGTGCTCCGGGTGGGTGTCCGCCGGAATGGAACATCGAAGAAGTGGTGGACTACAATGCTCAATTTTCCAAGGCGTTCCTTGAGCCTTTGGAAGCCATTCTGAAATGTGCCGGGTGGACGAGTGAGTATGAACCATCGCTGTTTTGAAAAAGCACAGGGCTTCGCTTAGCTGAAGCCTTGTGGAGCCGTAGGAATGTTGCCGTCCAAGACGCATTAATGGAACGTCTAAAAAAGAGTTGATTTGCCACAAGAAATCATGAGATACTAAGGGTGAGGAAATAGACTTTATGGCGAGTGACCTGTTCAAGAAGTTCGTTTTGGATTTGGGAGACGAAGATACGTCTGTGGCTGCGGACGGTGTGTCGTCTGCCGAATTCACTGGATACATTGATACTGGAAGTTACACACTGAACGCAGCAGTTTCCGGAAGCCTCTTCCGGGGATTCCCCAACAATAAAGCTATCATCTTTGCCGGTGACCCTGCAACAGGAAAGACATTCTTCACACTCGGTATCATCAAGGCATTTCTGGATTCTGACCCGGAGGCTCGTGTATTTTACTTCGACACAGAGTCGGCGGTCACGAATGAAATGTTGGCTGCACGCGGAATTGACCCCGCACGAATTGCAAAGTCAGAACCAGATACGCTTGAGAAGTTCCGGCATGTGTGTATGAAGCTACTAGACAAGTATGCAGAAATGCCGGAAGAGAAGCGGTTTCCGATGCTTATTGTGCTAGATTCACTATCAGCACTTCCGTCCGCAAAAGAAGTCGCGGACATTACAGAGGGCAAGGAAACAAAAGACATGACGAAGGCCCCGGTCATCAAGGGTACGTTCCGCGTACTCCGTCTGAAGATGGCGAAAGTGCAAGTTCCGATGATTGTTACGAATCACGTGTATGCAGTTATCGGCGCATACGTTCCAACGAAAGAGATGGCTGGTGGGTCCGGGGCGAAGTATGCTGCGGATACGATTGTGCTCCTGTCGAAATCGAAGGACAAGGACGCAGACAAGAACGTAACTGGTAATATTATCAAGTGTAAGATGGCCAAGTCGCGACTTTCCCGCGAAGAAACGAAAGTAGAAACACGTATTCGTTTTGATGGCGGGTTGGATAGATATTATGGACTGCTTGAGATTGCAGAAGCAGCCGGACTTGTTAAGAAAGTCGCAAACAAATACGAATTTCCCGACGGCAAGGCATTTGAAAAGCAAATTCTGGCACACCCCGAAAAGTTCTTCACTGATGAATTCCTGAAGAAGCTTGATGAATATGTTCGACGGGAATTCCAGTATAGCGCCGGTGTCGCTGCCGAAGTGGTAGAGGATACTGACGATGAGGATTAGTTCGAATGTTCCGGATTATACCATTCTGAATTGCGTCATTCCAAAGTTGATAGACGACCGAGACACGGGTACCCGGGTTATTGGTATGGAAGTGCTCGATGGCCCATACAAAGGTGTGACGTTCCGCGTCACACGGTTTCGTTTTCTTGATGATAGGCCTGGTCCGGACGGTCTTGCTCGTGTGTTATTTGACACGAAAGTTTATAGCAGCCCTGAAGGGTTTCAGAAAGATGCAGCTTTTGATTATTTCTGCGCGGATATCATTGTAGCGTTCCTTGCTTACGCTGCGGAAAATGATTTTGAATCATTCATGACGATGCCTGTGCGCGAAGTCAAACACTAAATGAATCCACTAGAGAAAACAATTCTACGGCAGTTGTTTTCGTGGCGTAGCTACGCAGAGCAAGTCGTCCCATATCTCAAAGAAGAATACTTCACCGGTCCCGAATCACAGACTATCTACAAGCTGTTTTCGGCGTTCTATAACAAGTTCAAGACTCTGCCATCCTTTGCGGCGATTCGAATCGGGTTGGACACGGTTCCGTCGCTCAACGAAAAGCAGGCGAAAGCGGCGCAGGACGCACTTACTGAGATAGAGAACGAAACGGCGCTTGATACAGACCAAGCGCCGTGGTTGTTGGAAGAGACGGAAGCTTACTGCCAAGACCGAGCCGTTTATCTCGCGTTGCAGCAGTCAATCGCGTTGATGGACGACCCGAACAAGTCCCGCCATGCGATTCCCGACTTGATGAAGGAAGCACTTTCTGTTTCTTTTGACACACACATCGGGCACGATTTCTTTGAGCATGCGGACGAACGCTACGATTTCTACCATAAGCCAGAAGTCCGCATTCCATTCGACCTCGACGTGTTCAACAAGATGACAAAGGGTGGTGTCCCAAAGAAGACACTCAACGTCGTCATGGCGGGCACGAATGTGGGTAAGTCGCTGTTCCTAGTGCATATGGCAGCGGCATGTCTGCGTATGAACAAAAACGTCCTGTATATCACGCTGGAAATGGCAGAAGAGCGGATTGCGGAACGCATTGACGCGAACATGATGGATATGCCCATCGATGATGTGAACATGCTTCCGAAAGACCTCTATGACCGAAAAATCCAATTCTTGCGGAAGTCCACAACAGGGCGTCTTATCGTCAAGGAGTATCCGACAGCTAGCGCGCACGTAGGGCATTTCCGAGCACTCTTACAGGAACTTCGGCAGAAACAGAATTTTGTGCCGGATATCTTGTTTGTTGACTATATCTCTATCTGTGCGTCGTCTCGCGTGAAGTTGGGTGCAGCGGTCAATTCATACACGCTGTTTAAGTATGTCGCAGAGGAATTGCGCGGGTTGGCGCAGGAATTTGAGATTCCTGTGTTCAGTGCAGCGCAGTTCAATCGTGAGGGTTTCAAGTCTAGTGACCCGTCACTGGGCGATGTGGGAGAGTCATGGGCGATTCCGCAGACCGCAGACTTTATGTTTGCGCTGGTGTCAACTGAGGAACTTGAAAAGGTCAATCAAATTGCCGTTCTGCCGATGAAGAATCGGTATGCAAAACGAAATTCTTTCCAGCAGCAGTTGATTGGAATTGACACGGACAGAATGAAGCTATATGATTTGAGTGCTGCGCAATTGGCAGCGTCAGTCAGTTTACCACCACAGCAGCCCCAATCTACCGGAAAGCCGTCGGTCAATACGTTTACCAAACGACGCAGACCGCTAGGAACCCTTCGCAAAGAATCATCCAACACAGACAGCGACGAATAAGTAAGTGCAGACAGGGGTGTTCCTATGCGGGTCGACACACTACATCGCCGTATTGCGAATGACGTTCGCGTGATGCATGATGCAGTGGATGAAGTTTTGCCAGCAGAAATGCCGGCACAATATCATGGTCGTTCGGTTAACATGCGCACGCTGTTGGGAAACCTAAATGAGGTAACAGAACCGTTCAACATTCATAATGTGCTTCGGTTTGATACCAATACTAAGCCGGGCCGAGTGCAAAATTCCGCGTGGTGGTATCCAGAAGACATGCTTCCGAAGTATGGAAGCACTGCGGATATACATGTGCATTGGCATGTGTACCCGGGGATTTATAAGATTGGATTCACTCAGGCACTCTGGAACCGCAAGCGTCTGTATTTTTGGTTGTTTGCGATGCATGAGTTGATACATCGGCATCAAAATGCCAACCGTGAACTGCGGGATATTCAGGATTCGCGAAAGTATCGTGCGGTGTCCACAGACAGAGAGACGCGGAAAAACCAGAAGTATCTCGGTGATTATGACGAAATTGAAGCGTTTGCGTTTCAGGCGGCTGCGGAGATGCGAGTGTGGTGGCCGACACTTAGTCTTCAGGATGCAGTATCGGAGACATTGAAACGGGAAGGGTCAATTGCAGACCCGACGTATCCGTTTTATATCCGAACGTTTGATGACGCACCAAACCATCCAGCTTTAGCCGCGTTTAGCCGCAAGCTTCGCGTCTGGCATGATGTGATTGGGAAAAACTTGGACCTTTACAAACAAACGCTGCATCTCTAATGTTAAGCTTCACTACATATCTTACCGAAAAAGCGCAATCAAAGCACAATCTCCACCTCACGCATCTTGAAGACGTGATTTTAGATGACGGTCCGGCCGGAGTAAAATTCGCTTTGGATATCCTGAAAGAATTTGGGAAAGTTCTGAATGGCGGGGTGTCCAAAGCGATGAACGTGAACATGAAATGGGACGGTGCTCCGGCGATTCACTTCGGACCGGACCCAGTTGACGGAAAGTTTTTCGTTGCAACAAAGGGAGCATTCGCCAAGACACCCAAGCTTGCGAAGTCTCATGCCGATATCGATGCGATGTATGGTGCGGGACCGAGCCGAGTTCTGCACATCGCGTTTGACGCATTGAAAGCGACGAATCCCCCTGCGGTGATTCAGGGAGACGCGTTGTTTACGGCTGCGGACCTGAAGCGGCAAAGTATCAACGGCGTTGACTACGTTGCGTTTCAGCCGAATACCATCATGTATGCCGTGGATGTAACGAGTCCGTTGGGGCAGCGTATCCTTAACGCGGACTTCGGAATCGCGCTCCACACGCTCATGGCGGGGAAAGGTTCGTCTCTGGACGCACTTCGCGCTACAGCACTCCCCCCATCTATCTTTGCTCAGCTACGTAAACCAAGGAACGTGGTGCTGCTGGACAGCGCATATGACGATTTGTCCGGAACGGTGTCCTTTACTACGTCTGAGTATGCCGATTACCAACTCGCCATCGAAGCGGTATCTGCGGCAGCGGCCAGTGTCAATAAATCCCTGTATGGTACGCTGCTGGAAGAGCCGTTCCATTCGCTTGTGCAGCGTTTTATCAACGACCAAGTCAAGCAGAATCGTCAAGTGTCCGGCAAGGAACACGTCAACGACCTTGAAATCTTCCTCAGCAGCCTCAAGGAAAAGGAAGTTGCGGCGCGAAAGAGTGACGCAGGAAAGAAAGAACAGGCGGCGAAATTTGATTCGTATCTGAAGATTGTTGCGTCTAACCGTTCGTCGCTGGCCGCGTGGTTCACGCTCCACGCAGCAATTCAACGTGCTAAGGAAATCATCATCGCGAAACTCAGTCAGGCGTCAGAAATTGGAACGTTCATTCCGACTGGAAGCGGTTTGGAAGTGTCCGGACCTGAGGGATTTGTGGCATTCTCGCATAGCGGGAAAACGGTAAAATTAGTTTCGCGTTACAACTTTTCGCGCATGAACTTCGCGATGCAGAAGTCGTGGCGCTAGTCTGGCAAAATCCCTAAATACGTAGAGTCCGGAGGCGGGCGTTGGCACGCAAAAGCATAGTAATTTGTTTTGGACGTTTTAATCCGCCTCACGCGGGACACGGCGGGATGATTGACCACATTGCGCGGGAAGCGCAGCGTCGAAATGCCGACGCGCTGGTCTTTGCGTCTCAGTCGCAGGACCCGAAGAAGAATCCGATTCCATTCAGGGAAAAAGTGACGTATCTCCGTCAGCTTTTCCCGAACGTGGAATTCAGTGCATCGACGGCCATTCGGACGCCGTTTGATGCGCTTGCTGCGTTGTCGGAGAACGGATACGAAGATGTGACGGTGTTGGTCGGAACTGATAGAGTGGCAGAGTTTGAAGGATTCGCCAAGTATATCAGCATGAGTGGACCGAAGAGTAAATATATCCGACTGAAGAAATATAGCGTCATTGCACACGATGTTCCCCGCACCGATGGGGTTTCCGCGTCAGTGATGCGAAAACTTGCTGTAGAGGGCGACCAAGTGGAATTCGTGAAACGGATTCCGACGAAGAACAAGACGCTTGCGAAGCAGATTTATCAGAGTGTTCGGAGACACATGGGCATCAACGAATCACGGAATTTGGCGCGTAGAGTTCTTGCAATACTGCGCGAGGCAGCAGGAACCGATAAGCCCAAGTCGGACGTTGATAAGCTGAAGGACCGACAGAAGCAAGAATTGATTATGACAAAAGAGCGGCAGGCGAATCAAATTCTGCAAGCCAAACAAACGGAACTTCAGCAGAAGTCGCGTGAAGCAATAGATAAGCTGAAGCATGCAGACGAAAAGAAGTCCAACAAGTAGGAGTAGAAGCAATGCCACAGTGGGGCGCAACAACCAGTAACGAAAAGAAGCCAATTTGGCGCTATTTGACCAAGGGCCTTGGCGCTATCAGTGCGGCAAAGGTCTTCGCAACGAAGCAGGGCTGGGTCGCAAAGCATCCGTGGGGCGAAGAAGTCCTCGTCGCTATTGGCGGCCTTGACACACAGCTAGGAGCACCAACAATCGTTGATTTGGAAGTTGTCAACGCATTGACAAACGTTGCAGCAGCGAACATCGCGTTCCGGCTGCTTGTAAACGAACCTGTCGCGGTGTCCGGTGCACCAACGCTCGTTGCACTCAGTTCAACACCAGCAAACGTGGGCAACGTAACGCTTGTATACAGCGCATCGTTGTCGCAGCCGCTTGAAGGACGCCTTGTGTTCGCAAACACAACGGTGAACCTCAATACGGCCGGCGCAGTGGGCGTATCGCTCACCATTAACGCGTCGTCAACGTTGACTGCGGCGGCAAACATTGCTGACGTAGTAACTGCGAACGCAAACGTTCAGTCCACGCTTACAGGTCTTAGCGCATCGGCTATGATTGGCGCAGCGTAATAGCTCATGAAACTGTTCTCTGAATTTCTCGCGGAGGCGTTCCCCCCGCAGAATAATCAGAAGAAGCCCTTTCCCCCGAAGAAGGCGGATTCTGGACAGAAGCCGCCTTTTGTCAAGAAAGGTGCTCCAACTGAGGATGCTGCCGACGGGAAGCAACTAGGTCAGGAAGAGCCCTTTATGGACGATGAGGCTCAAGACCAGTTGGTGGCGTTGCAGCAGGCCCGGGCAGAGAAAGAGAAACAAGAAGAACTTGAGCGCCAACAGCGGGCCGACGACGAAAAGACAAAAATCGAACAAGCAAATAAGCTTCGTCTCGCGGCAGAGAAGGAAGTCGCTGACGCGTTGAATGATAAGTTCAACGACGAAGAAGACGAAGTGGTGTTCTATCCTTCCCTTGACACGTTTTCTGACTACAACAAAAAGCAGGAAGAGGAAGAGGGCAAGAAAGACGGCGACGAAGATTCAGACGAAGAGTCGGACGAAGAAGGTGTTGAGGGCGAAGACGACTCGGAAGAATCCGAAGACAAGTCTGATGATTTGGAAGACGATTCCGATGAAGACGTAGAAGACGAATCGGAAGACGAAGAGTCCGATGACGACGATGCAGAAATGCATCCCGAAAAGGACGATAAAAAGAAACCTGAAAAGAAGAAGCCACCTGTAAAGAAAAAGAAATGACTGTCTACTGTGACATGGATGGAGTGCTTGCCGATTTTCTCGGTGCCTACGACGAGTTCTTCGGGAACAAAATTCCATCAAAGGGATTTGTAGCAATCTCTGGTCATGAGTGGAAGCGTCTCAAAACTGAGTGGCCGACTTTTTGGATAGATTTGGACCCACTACCGAATGCGATGGGGCTCTGGAAAGAAATTAGTTCCTATGCTCCGTCCATTCTGACTGCAATTCCAGTTGGTTGGCCCAGCGCCGCGACCGGGAAAGCAGTTTGGGTGCGTCAACATTTGACGAAGTTTGGATACAAACCAAGTCAACAGTTGATTACGTGTTTGCGGCATGAGAAACAGCAATACGCAACCACGAATGGTGAACCGAACGTGTTGATTGATGACCAAGATAATAACGTTCGGGAATGGCAAGCTGCTGGTGGTATTGCAATTCATTATACGGATTCTCGTAGTATGGTTGCGAAAGTGGCGAAAACGCTTGAAAGTTTAACTAAGTAAAAGACATGGAGAACATTATGGGCGAACAGAAAGACGCGACAGGAACGACGGAGCCGGCAATCGGTGTGAGTGACATTCGCAAGCGTATCGATGAATATCGAGCGCAGCTAGAGAATACGAATCAGCAGTTGCAGATTTTAGAGCAGAGTTACCACACCAAGCGCGAACAGGGCGTTCAGTCGCTTCATCAGCTTGCGGGGGCCATCGGTGCGTTGGAAGCGTTGCTTCCGCAGACAGGACCGCAGACGACAGAGTAACATATGGCAGACAAGAAAATTAGTCAGCTAGATGAGCGAGTAACCGATGTTTTGGGGGCCGATATTCTTCCCCTAGTCGGAAATACTACCACTACTCCAACAAACAGTAGAGTTCAAGTTAAAAATTTGTTGGGGCGGTTGGCGCTAGAACTTCCACAGACTTCGTGGTCGGGCATCAAACTTACGGCCGCTGTAGTTGCAAACGGAATCAGCGCAACACTGGCGGCGGGTGAATTCGCTATTGTTGCGAATTCTACATCTGTATACACTGTGCAGTCTCGTTATGGGTTGATTGTTCGCAACGAGATTCAGAACAATACGTCAAACGTAACAGGGCAGTTTGCTGCGGCATTGTTTAAGTTGGACCTGGCAAACTCCAATTTTGCGGCGGCGAATACGTTCGGAGTTGTGATTGACCATGCGCTGGATACAGGAGTTGCCGCAGGACGCCGAGCAAATCCTCGCGCATATCTGGCGATTAAGGAAGGGGCGCCCGCCGCAGGACGACCAACGTTGTATTTGTTTGATATCGGTGCACAAGGAAACGTTGTAAGTGCCAATACGTCTGCTGATGCTAACGTGGTGTTTTCGCGCACAGTAGACAAGGTGGTGAATCGCACGTTGAAGATTAACGTTAATGGTGAGGACATTTGGATTCTTGCAAGTAACGTTGCACCAGCGTAAATGAAAAAAATAGTTCTGCAACCGGGACAACAAATAAACGGATGGACGATTATCAGCAGCGCACCGCAGAATAAATGGGGTGCTCGATGCCAGTGTGGATTTGTGACGACGAAGGTGCTGTCCGAATTAAAGCGCACGCAAGAATGCCGGTCATGTTCGAAACGAGGTTCAAAGTCGCCATCATGGAGAGGCGGGAAGCATTTGACCTCCGAAGGATATGTTTTACTAACAAATCCTGAGAATTATTTTGGAAAACTCCGCCGGATAACTGCGAATACCGGGGTGGCACTAGAACATGTCGTAGTAATGTCTCGTCATTTGGGGCGGCCGTTGTATGACGATGAGAACGTGCACCATAAAAATGGGGTAAGAACAGACAATCGTTTGGAAAATTTGGAACTGTGGGTGAAACCGCAGCCAACGGGAATTCGGGTTGCAGATGCAATTACATGGGCACGAGAGGTGTTACGTCGATATGTTTGAAAATTTAACGAACAAAAATGCTTTTTTTTTTTGCAGCACATAATTACGATAATCCTCAATGTGTCAGTATAGAAGAGTTCAATGAGGATTATAAACGCCTTAAGTACGTGAAGCGTCTTTGTAGACGATATCTCGCAACGAACCGTATCAGTGAAAGGCTCATGTTGAATCATTTGATTTTGTTATCAAATGTATTTGGGCCGGTCGCGGCGGTTCGTTTGTTGTTTTATAAGTGTGGTGACGAGAAATCATACCGGGTGTTGCGACCGTTTTTAGAGTATTTGAACATACTCCCGGCTGTGGTTCCGGGGGTCAACGGAAAGGATATTGTAACTTCGCGAATACCGACAGATATCAAGTTGGTACGAAAGTTGCAGAGTATCTGAGATGGCAAAGAAAATCATCAGCGACGTTTCCACTCTGAAACACACCGGTGGGGGCAAATCACCAAAGACGGAAGATGTGTTGACGATGGGCTTTGACAAGAGCTATCCGAATCGCAAAGATTGGCGTAAACCCTATCAAAAGGGGAGTGCCCAGGCGTGTTCTGGTTCTTGCCGTCCCGGCGGCAGTTGCCCTTATTGCAAAGACAACCGCATGCACAGCACCAAGAAGCGCGAACTGTCCGCTAAAGATAAGATGAATGAAACGTTCGCACAACAGGTGCTTCGCGCGATGCGCGAAGCGGCACTTGAAGATGGTGCATTGCCCGATAGGGGTACGATGCCAGTACCATTTCGTGTCAAAGAAATCCACGTGTCACTCACTCCCGAAGAGGAACGAGCAGTCACGTATGCCCGCCAGCACAACCATGAGGCTCCCGTTCAAATCATTTCACTGGATACGCTTTGCGCTACTCAGCATACGGTAGAGACGGAGCGTGTTAACGCTTTTATTCAAAAGTCAGACTTGACACCACGTTTCCCGGTAGTCGCACAGTATCAGGGGGAGCTAATCATTGCAGACGGGCATCACCGATTGACCGCGTTGAAATTACAGGGACAGCAAACCGCCAAAGCGCATGTCGTCACTGTTGACGACCAACGAATTGCGGAAGATGTCGCTGCAAATGCTGCGGGTCTTGGTGGGGTTACGGGAATTGGAGTAGGTCCGAAGGGTGAGCCTGGATATAGGATTCGTAAGAAGAATCTACAAGATATCATTGGCGAAGCTGCGAAAATGTATGACCATCGTATTCAGGGCATTGCTTTGGGCCCGAATGATAAAGTGCTTGGTTATAAAATTTTCAACTTCCCGTCAAAGGACCAGTACCCGGGAATCAGCTATACCACCCGGATGAAGAATACTGCTGAAGCGGAGTTACGACGCAAATATCCGTCTGCTGTGCGGATTGCGACCACACTCAATCAGGACGAATTTTTTGAGTCAGCACAGCGAGTCACGGAAGCTGCTCCGACGCACCTCGAAAAAGTTAAATGTTCGCGATGCGATGGAAGCGGGACGGATTATGATGAAACGTGCGAAACGTGTGGTGGATACGGATATCGTTATTGGGACGAAAAGAAACGCGAATGGGTTTATGCGTCTGATTTGGATGAAGAAGTCAAGCCTGATGACCAATTCGCAGGAGCGGACGTGTTCGAAGTAGACACGGGCGCGTTTATGAAATCACGATTCGGTAAGAATCGTTATCATCGTTATTCAAAATACGTTGGTGAGGATGAGAAAGGTGAAACTATCCGACAGCACGGACGCTCCACAAAACGCGATATTATGCTGAAGGATTCCCGCACAGGCGCGATGATTTATTTGCGCCGCAAGAGACCGATTGGTTAGGAGCTATCATGGTAATCAGCACTCTTTTTGGGACGCTGTTAGGCTTCATTGCAAGCTTGATACCCGAAGTGTTGAATATCCTGCGTCAGCGGTCGCAGAATAATTTCAGCGTTCAGCAAAAACAACTGGACATTGAAGCTGCAACGAAAAGCATTACGCTTCCACAAACCCACGCGCAGGTTTCTCCCGACATGCAGCATTTTGTTTGTGACGAGCCTCGATGGGTAGAAGTGCTCCGGGCAACCGTGCGGCCCTTTGTCACCTATATTTTCTTTGCGTTGTTTTTGACGATTAAGCTTGTTTCGCTATACTACGGCCTCGGTCAAACGAAAATTATTGAATTGCTACCTATACTGTGGGACGCAGAGACGAACAGTTTGTTCGCAGCAGTTGTGTCATTTTGGTTCGGTTGCCGCGCAATTAGCGTTGTAAAGGGACGACAAACCAACGTCACCACCGGTGGAGAGAAATAACATGGCAGCCCGCGGCACCCGTAAAAAGAAGTCGGAGCTAGATATGCTGTTGAATTCGCCGGCAGAGGGTTATCATAACGTAACACGCAAACTGGATGAGACCATCCAGCGGTTTACAGACGCAATCCAACAACACACGACCATTATGGCTTCCCACGCGCAGCGCCTCGACACAGTAGATAAAGTCTCTGAGCGGTTGCATGCTGATTATCGCGACCTTCGCGCCACTACAGACGATAAGTTTCTGCATCTGAATACACGAATTGATAGTCTAGCAAATACGGTAACCGCAGAAATTCAAAACAACCAAACTGCAATTGTCCAGCACATCGACCGTAAGTTTTCTGAAGTTACCGGGTTGTCCAAGCGAGTTCGAAATCTGGAACATTGGAAGTGGGTTATCTTCGGTGGCGCCGTTGTGGTAATGTTTGTCTGCGTAAACTTCATCGGCAGATTTTTCATTGAACTTTATAAAGCGGGGTACCTCACTTTTCTCTTCAAATAATGTTTTGGTTGTGATATCATTGTCAGTATGTTGTATCTTGAGGAAAAGTATCTTCGCTTGCTGTCTCCACAGTTAGAGCGATTCCATTCAAAAAGTGCCCATACGTTTAACTTTCGCTGCCCTTTGTGTGGTGACAGCGAACGTATGCGCTCTAAGGCTCGCGGTTACGTCTACGCAAAACAAACGAAGCTGATGTTCAAATGCCACAATTGTGGTTTGGCAATGCCGTTTTTGGGTCTTTTGAAGAAAGTCAGCCCCCGTCTCTACGACGAGTTCATGCTTGAGAAAGTCAGAGAGAACGGGAAACGTCCCACCGAAGCGCCACCCGCAGCACCGGCGGACGCACCAAGCGACGTTTTGCGTTCCCGCTATGTCATTCCCCTAGACAGAATCCGATTGCTTGGTGGAGCGTTATATCCAGTTTTTAACTATGCGAACGGCCGGGACATTCCATACGACGCGATGCCGCGGCTGTATGCCACTCGGCGTGCGTATTCGTGGATTTTGCCGTTGGTGGGAGAAGAGAAAGCCAAGCGCGTTGAAGACGAAACGTTATATCTCGTTATGCCGATGGCACTGCCGACGGGAGAATGGTTTGGTGCGCAGCTACGGACGTTGGACAAAAAAGATTATGTGACGTTCCGTTGGCACCGGGAGGCGCTGAAGGTCTTCGGACTGGACGCGTGGACGCCGACGGAAACGACATACATCGTAGAGGGACCGCTTGATTCGCTGTTCGTTCCGAACGCACTTGCAATCATGGGTTCGGATTTGCTGACAGGTGTTTCCACGATGGAGACGGCGCTAAAGACCAAGTTGCTCCCTGACCGAACAGTGTTCGTGTGGGATGCCGAACCAAGAAACAAAGATGTATGCAGGCACATGCGGAATGCAATACGATTACAAAAAAAAGTAGTTATTTGGCCTCAAGAAGTGGAAAAAGATATAAATGATATGTTCCGCGCAGGTCGTGACGTATTGTCTATTCTGAAGCAGCGGACATTTCAGGGACTTCGTGCGGAACTTGAATTTGCGGCATGGCATCATACAGCTTGATAATCTCCCATGCAAATGCGAGCACGTCTGTAACTCGTTGACCGATGGGTTGGTGAGTAGTCCAAAGTTCAAGATTCTCTGGTCGATTATCGAAAATGATATCCTGAATTACGTTTTAGAACTGTTGAATGATTATGAGGTGTTTCTGAATCAGGAACACCGAGACATGTTGAAAGAAATATGGAAAAGGTGAAATTGCTACAGGGTGATTGTCTGGAACTAATGAAAAGACTTCCAGATAAATCAATTGATATGATTTTGTGCGACCTCCCATACGGAACCACTAGTTGTGCGTGGGACGCTGTGATTCCGTTTGAAC